TTTCTGAAGGTATCTGGCTATACATATAGATGTCTTTAGTGTTTTTAGACACGTGATACCTTATCAATTTTAAGAGTGTATTGCAATCTATTTGTTGTATGTCTATGTTCAAATATTTCAATAGTTTGTTTAATTCTGCCTCCGACTTTGTTATGTGTTTATAAGAAGGCAAAGCCCACCTATATTTAGGCTCTTTTATGTAAGAGACTAACTGTGCTGGGTCGAAGACTGAACTAAAGCTTTGCCCTCCTTTAATTATTTGTATATGTGATGGCTTGAGTGTTCTGCTTGCAAGCCTGAATGATTTTCCCTCTAGACTCAGGTTATCCATGTACCTTAATAGTTTAAAAGAACTACTGCAGACACTTTTTATTGTCTCTAAACCCATACTGATATTTCTATTTGTATCCAGTTCCTCAAAAACACTTGTAATAAACCCTTCTCCAAACACCGATTCCAAAACCTCTAATGCTTTTGAGTTATTAAGACTAAGAACTGAATCAGTCATGTCATACAGTTCCTTTAATTTCATCTCCCCCCTAGATGTTAAAACACTCTCCCCAACTCTCAAGAAGTAAGATCTACTAATCCTCCTTATTGGTGTCTCATTCACTAGGGACCCAACAAAACCAGGGTCTTTCAATTTTCCAAAAAAAGACATGCACCCAAAAGGGGTGTTCTGGAAATTGACATTCCCTATAGACCAATCTTCAAGTACTTTCTCAAACATTACTAATTTGTCTTCAAACCCCTTTGACAAATTCCTTATCTTTATCTTGAATTTTGGAGATCTGATTGGACCTTCTTCTGAGTAAGTACAACTCAGCTTCTCCATCAAGGACATTTGTAACTTCAATCCAGAACAGTCAGTTGTATGCATTATTCTTATGATATCAGAATCTGAACCATTTATGAGAACAACCAATGGATGGGCATCCGGAAGCCCCAAGTACTGAACTGGTTTCTGATAATCCCTAGGTTGTGGTTTTTTATTGTAGTAAAACCGCCATACCATTGCAGAATAGAACTTCATTATTAAATATGCTATTGAAAAGTCTGCCCCGGCAATCATTACTTCTATACATTTGCTGTAGCTCTGCAACATGTCTTGGGCTGGCCCTTTATCAGTGGGCAAAAATCTAATCCCGCCTAGAAACTTGGGTAATAAAGCCAACAGTTGCTTAAATATATATATAACAGATAGTATCTCAAAATATAATCTAGATATTACACTCTTCTTTTTACTCAATAGATGATTGCAAGCTTTCAAGTTTATTTCATAGATCACAAGCCCTCTCTTTACTAGCCCAGGGCTGTTGGCTGATATTCTACCGCCACTATCATCAGAATGTGCGAACATAAATAACTTTGTTTCTTCATTGAAACTAATCATTGAAGTTTTGAATATTAAATAAGATGCATATTTTTGATTGAAAGCATGCATAAAGCTACTTGTATAATTAAAAATACCCATCATCCAGCTATAAGGCATTTCCAAATAATACCCTTTGACAGTTTGATCATATTTTAGATATTTGTTGACAATGTCGCTATAGATGGGGTTTTTCTTTAAAACCTCCACTTCGGCCATGTTGAAATAGACTCTTTTCTCATATAGTTTAGACAAATAATTGAGAAAGTGTGTTTTGAATGAAGATGGCAAACAATCCATATTAAGAGCCATTATTGCAAATTTTATAAATATGCTTTTAGGGGCCCATTTAGTGCAATCTAAAGTCAAGTACCATGTAAGAACATCCTGCATAGGTATGTCCTTCTCAAATATTGAATGATGGATGACTTGTGCCCTCCTGTCACTCGGTATAGATATTAACTCATTGTCCAACTGTGAACAAAGGTAGCCCATATATTTTTCTATAGGTTGTTGCATTATCTTAGTGTCTTCATCCATCACATAAATCTCCCTACTCCCTCTCCATTGAGTTTTGTCAACTGCACTAAAAACTAGCATTCTGCAAGGCTCTTGTATCTTATACCTATATGATTGGTTCAAGAGTCTTAACCTTTTCCTCTTCCTGTCAGCGGTGTCATCTCCTTCTAATAAGTCTTTTACCTCATTCATATAATTACTGTCATTACTTATACCCTTATATACCACAAAGTACCCTTTTTTGCCCCAGAAATCATCAGGTGAACTCATGTCACCTCTTAACCCCGTGCTTGTTGCCATGGAATCCCAGTTCTGATTGAGGGCCTTTATCCAATTTGTCAATAACTTATCCTGTCCTACGTACTGATTGTAATAGCTATCTGCAAAAACACCTAGGTTTGAGCAGTAATAGGGGTCAAAAAAGAAATCATTTTCAAAGAGCCTTTTTGCATAATCTGAATACTTTTCACCATCTTTTAAAGTTACAGCGATTTTCTTGAATTGATCTTCAGGTGTATGGTTCAAACCGACTGTGCAATCGAACTGTTCATGGATGTTCAATATAGATTTCAAGTTTATTGCTCTCTCCACATTTCTTTTATAAGGGCCCTTTGTCATTAAAAATGTAGAATAAATCATTATTGTGAGATCATCTAGGCTTTTTATTTCTGATCTTGTAAATATATTTTTAAACCCTGACTTTACCAAATCTAAAGGTGTGGCACTTTTTTTCTTTTTTATATCCATAAGTTTATTAAAGTAATCAGGGTAATTTTTAAACAGAGCACATCTTAAATAAGCTTGCAGTTTGTCATAGTTGAACCCTATAAATTCAGGGAATATTTCATTAATCCCTGTGTAATCCCCCATTGTCGCCAACAATATATACCTTAGGTTTGCTAAAAATATTTCTGTTTGCCTTCTGTTGTGAAATGCCAGTAACACATTTAAAAGTGTTCTTTTTACTTGCATTCTATATGGCTTATTTCTATCACTGTTCAATATTACAAATGATATTGCTCTAGGGTAAAAAGATAAAGAATCATGTAGTATACTCTCATGAAGAAGACTCCAAGGTGTTAACAAATACTTTTTAAAATTGACACTTATCACCCTACTACTAGAATCACCAACTGTATCATCAACAATGAAATTTGCAACAGTTTCATTTATTGGGTACAGCACCCTGTAGAACTTAGAAGATTTGCTATTAAAAATTTTTCTGCCTCCCCTGACAAATAGTAATACTTCGCCATACCCCAAGTTGTCAACTCTTATATAATCACTATTAAAGGGCATTTGGCTGTAAAATAGCAATGAATGTGCTAGCCTACTAACAAATGCTGCTGAGTGCCCTAAATAAGAGTTTTTAACTTCCTCTATCAACTCTTTATAGTCATCCAAAGACTTTTGTTTCAACTCTTTTAATAGTTTACAATCATCATAAGTGTTGTTGTCAATTAAAAAGTCAGGGTTTTCACCACAATTTACGGGCAGCAAATGGCTTATGTCATCCAAAAATTTTTCCCCTTCCATTAGAGAACCCTCTATGCCATTATACAGCCCAACCCCCTCTATTGTTGATTGGTGATCTTTATCTTTAAAATGCCTTAACTCTGATCTGAATTCCTTGTACAACATTGAATTTTTATTTTTTGTTGGTAGCCTGACAAGTCCTATATTTTGTTTCACCCCTTCCTCTTCTGACATTCTCTTTATAGTTTTACTGAGTTCTGACAACTCTTTTGATAAAGCATTATATTCAGTTCTAAAGGGCTCAATCTCTATATTTTTAATTTTTATTTTTGTAGTCCCCACGGATGGGTCATTTATTCTCATGTGTTTTATAACATCCTTATAAATCCTTGTCATTAATGCAGATTTATTTGCCCTTTGTTTTATAAGGTCAGACAAAACTTTACTTGGTTGTCTAGGATTCTCATGCATAATGTAACTTGGTTCCATGACTATACTAAGGATTCTTGCTG